TATTGGCAGTACTATGGGTATTGGCACATTTGGTGCTGATATCAGCGGTAGTAACTTTGTTCTGATATTCCATCCAGATGCTAATATTAGCGATGACATTACTGTTCAAATTTACAGTGAAATAATTCAAACTGAGAAAGATTTAAATAATGTCCCTGCAACATTGACTTATGGATCTGTGAATGAGCAACTGAAAACTGCAGAGTTTAATTCTATTAATGGAGATAGAACTAACAAATTTGACTTTGATGTTAAGCACAACCTTGTACCAATATTTGAAAAAGAATTTAATCCTGGTATTTCTACCGTAGTCAATCTTGGAACAGGTGTATTCACAATTGCTGACCACTTCTTCAGTGATCGTGAAAAACTAACATACACCCCAAGGTCTACTTTTATTGGTGGTGCTCATACCTCTATGGTTATGTCTGATGGAAATATTCTTCCTTCCACAGTTTACGCTATCAAGACAAATAATAATGAGTTTAAACTCGCTACTAGCAAAACTGGTGCAGCAGTCACATTCAATTCTGCAGGAAGTGGAAATGGACATACTCTTGAAATGGTGAAGAAACTTGAGAAATCTTTGATTACTATTGATGGCGTCTCAAGATCTCCTCTAGCATTTACTTCAATCAACTATACTCTTAATAACAACGGTGGATCTATCTCTGTTGGTGCAACATACTTCGGTATTTCTGGTATTTCTTCTATTCTTCCAGGAGACGTTCTGAAGGTTGATGATGAGTTTGTCAAGGTAAATGCTGTTGGTCTTGGAACTACAACTATCGGACCCATCACAGGAACAGGTTCTTTCAACGTTGTTAAGACTGAGAGGGGATTTGTTGGAACTTTAGCAACCACACATACTGATGGATCTACCATCAGAGTGTTCCAAGGTTCTTACAATATGACTAGAAGTAAGATTCACTTTACTGAAGCACCTAGAGGCAATACTCAAGAACTAGTTGATAATAGTAATATTCCATATCATAAGTCTACTTTCAATGGTAGAGTTTATCTGAGAAATGATTATGCAACAAATCAAATTTATGATGATATCACCAGACAATTCACTGGTATTGGTGCAACTTATCGCTTAACTGTTGGTGGTGCTAATACAACAGGTATTGAAACTGGTAGTGGGTTGGTCTTTATAAACAATATGTTCCAAACTCCAACCACCGATAATAATGCTGGAGGGAACTATAGTTTCACAGAAGATGGTGGCGTTTCAAATGTAGTATTCACTGGTATAACAGATTCAAATGATGACCTTGTAATTTCTGATACTGACGTTAACAAGAATCAACTTCCAAGAGGTGGAATGATTGTTTCCCTTGGATCTACCCAGGGTCTTGGAATTGCTCCTCTTGTTGGTGCATCTGTGACAGCATTTGTTTCTGGTGGTGTAATTCAGTCTATTGGAGCTGGTGCCACTGACATTCTTGGATCAGGATATCGTGGATCTGTTGCTATTGGAATCACTGATCCAAATCATAATGGCAGTGCTGCTGCCGTCACAGTTACAGTTGGCGCTGGTGGATCTCTTGCATTCAATGTAACTAATGGAGGTTCGGGATATAGTTACAATCCAACAATTAATATTCCTTCACCTTCTTACGAAAATCTTCCTATCACTGGTGTTTCTCGTCTTGGTTTGGGTGCTACTACTGATACTGGTAGTGGTCTTCTTCTCAACGTTGAAGTTGGAGCTGCAATCACTGCAGTTGGAATTGGATCTACTCTTTTTGAGGTTAAGAACTTCAAGATTGTTAGAAATGGATATGGATTTAGAATTGGTGATAAGTTCAAAGCAGTTGGTCTCGTAACTGCTAAGGGTCTTCCTGCTATGGTTAATGAACCAGAGTTTGAAGTTTTGAATATCTTTAATGATAAATTTGCTGCTTGGCAGTTTGGTGAACTTGACTTTATCGACTCTATCTCTGACCTTATTGATGGATCTCGCACTAGGTTCCCATTAAATTATAAAGGAGAACTTTTAAGTTTTGAAGTTGATAAAAATAATATTGATTCTTCAGCGATTGATCTTGAAGCAGTTCTTCTTATCTATGTAAATGGCGTTATACAGCAACCAAATGTTCACTACCAATTCTCTGGTGGTACATCAATTGTATTTACAACTGCACCAACTTCAAATGATAATGTTGATATATTCTTCTATAGAGGAACAAGAGGAACTGATAGTGTCAGTGTAGATGTGAATGCCACAGTTGAAACTGGCGATATTCTTCAAATGCAAAAGACGAACACAAGTCTTGCACAAGATCCTAGAACAGTTTACAACATCAATAACTCTGATAAAGTTGAAACTAATATCTACGCGGGTCTTGGTATTGATGACACTAACTTTAAACCACTTAGTTGGATTAAGAAGAAAGTAGATCAAAGACTTGGTGGTGAACTTGTTCATAAGTCTAGAGATTCTATTGAAGGTCAGGTTTATCCTACCGCAAGAGTTATTGGAGACATTTCTGCATCTGCAACTGAAATATTTGTTGATGATGCACAATTCTTTAACTATGAGGAAAATGAATCTTCTATCAACATTACTAGTGTTGATGGATTACTTGTAAATACATCAACTGAACATGTATCTGCTGCTGTAACTGCAGTTGTCTCTTCTACAGGAACGATTAGTTCCTTGGATGTTACTGAGGGTGGCGCTGGATATTCTGGTTCCGCAACTGTTAAGATCTCAGCACCTAAAGCAATAGGTGTTGGTGTTGGTACAACTGCTACAGGTACAGTTGCTATCGTGAATGACTTTATTGATTCAGCATCTGTCACTAACGCTGGTTTTGGTTATACTCGTACAGCACCACCACAAGTTCTGGTTTCTACACCAGCACTTTCTGTTGAGAGTTTAACTGGAATCACCGCTGTTGCTGGTTTTGCAGCAACAATCACCGGTATTGCTACAGCAGTTGGAACTAACGGAAATGCTCTTGCTCTTGCGTTCAGTTTTACGGCATCTAGTACTGCAGGACTTCAAGAAGGTTATCCAATCTTCGTCAAGAATACAAGTGTTGGTGATGGTGTCAGATCTATCAACGGTTCTGATAATTCAATCGTTGCTATTGGAACAACATTCCTTGACAACGTTTATATCATAAATGACCTCCACACAACTGCAACAACGGGAGTTGCTACTTGCAACATTCTTTCTACTACTACACATACAGGTCTTACCACCACAGGTAGTTTGACTGATCCAAGAGGAATACTATCCTGGGGTAGACTTTCTGGATTTACCAGAGCGTCGTCTCCAATCGCTATCGGTGTTACTGGTTTGAGAGTTGATGCTGGATTGTCAACATTCCCCACTATCCAAAGACGGGGATTCGGTCTGAGAGACAATGGATCTCTCAGAAAGGACCTGGGATAGTTATAAATATAGAAAAAAGCTAGCAACAATGGCGGCAATTGTAACCGATCAGTTTAGAATATTAAATGCGGGAAATTTTGTAGATTCCGTCACTAGTTCTGCAAACTCTTACTATGTTTTTGTTGGTTTATCCAATCCTTCCATAGTAGGATTTGGAAGAACTACAGACTGGGACACAAATACTCCTAGTCCTACTGATAGTATTGATTATTCCAATTTTATTGGTGACAATATTTCCTTTGGTAAAAAAGTTTCCTCTGCTAATGTCAGAAGACTAGTGAGGAGAGTTGATTGGACTAGAGGTACAAAATATGAGATGTATCGTCATGACTACAGTCTCAAGAATCTTTCCCCTACCACAAAGTCTGCAAGACTTTATGATGCGAACTACTATGTAATGAATAGTGAGTTCAAAGTATATACTGTTATTGATAATGGTTCATCTGGAATTAGTACGACAGGAAATGCTTCGCTTGATGAACCCACTTTTACTGACCTTGAACCATCAAAGGCAGGTGTAAGTGGAGATGGGTATGTTTGGAAATATCTTTTTACAGTGTCTCCAAGTGATATTATCAAGTTTGATTCTACTGAGTATATTTCACTTCCCAATAATTGGTCTACATCAACAGACGCTCAGATAGTCGCTGTTAGAAATAATGGTGATTCTGATACTAATGAGAATCAGATTAAGAAAGTATATATTGACAAGCAGGGATTGGGATATTCTCAGGGGTCTCATGAAGTTAATATTTTGGGTGACGGAACCGGCGGTAAAGTTATCGTTGATGTAGATGTCAACGGTAAAATTACAAATACCGTAGTTTCCTCTGGTGGAAAAAATTATACTTACGGAATTGTTGATCTTGGATCTATTAATGCTAACTCTAGCACTAAAGCAAAACTGATTCCAATCATTCCACCATCAAAAGGTCATGGACATGATCTTTATAAGGAACTTGGTGCAGATAAGGTTCTTGTTTACGCAAGATTTGATGATTCTACTAGAGATTTTCCAACTGATGTAACTTTTGCACAAATTGGTATTGTTAAAAATCCAACTTCTATTGGATCTACAACTATATTTGACGAAAATCAGTTCTCATCATTAGGAGCACTTAAGTTTACGTCAGTTACTGGAACAGTATCTGTTGGCGATAAAATCAGTCAAAATGTTATAGGTGGAACAGCAGTTGGTTTTGTTGCTTCCTTTGATAATGAAACTAAAGTATTGAAGTATTTCCAAGATAGAAATGCTTTCTTGAATCAAACTACATTTGATCAAACAGATTATGTTGGTGTTTCCACCAACGGTAAACTGTATGAGTTTGCTTCAAATACAAACGCAGTTACTACCACTGGAGGTTTCTCGGGTTCTATTGATACTGGATTTACAGGTGTCACCACAAACCCATCAGGAACAAAACTTATTTCAATTGGCACTCAAATCGTAAAGGGGATTGCCAGTCCTGAGATAAATAAAGGGTCGGGAGATATTGTCTATATTGACAATCGTCCAGCAATCTCCAGAAACTCAAGACAAAAAGAAGACGTTAAAATCATCCTGGAATTCTAAACGATGCCACAGAAAACTAATCTCAATATCAATCCTTATTTTGACGATTTCGATAAGGAAGATAATTATTACAAGGTTTTATTCAAACCAGGATTTCCAGTTCAAGCAAGAGAATTGACGACTCTGCAATCAATTTTGCAGAATCAGATAGAATCGTTTGGAAGTCATATGTTCAAAGAGGGATCAATGGTGATCCCTGGAAATATTGCATATGATGATGAGTATCCGGCAGTAAAACTAAATGAAGATCATTTAGGGATAAACATTTCTGCATATGGAAGAAATCTTGTAGGTAGAAGGTTAAGAGGACAAACATCTGGAGTTATTGCCAAAGTTGATAGGTATGAAGACGTATCCGATAATGACGGTATAACAAATCCAACTATTTTTGTAAAATATATTGAATCGGGAAGCAATAATAAAGTTGAACCTTTTCTAGATGGAGAAGTTTTAATAACAGAAAACTCTTTTACTTATGGAAACACTCCTGTAAATGCGGGCGAAACTGTCGCTTCTTTGATATCAAGAAATGCCACCTCAGTTGGAACTTCCGCAATTATTGCTCCTGGTGTATATTTTATTAGAGGAACATTCGTTAATGTTTCCTCAGACAGAATAATTTTAGATCCATATTCCAACAAACCCTCTTACAGGGTTGGTTTAAATATTGGCGAAGAAATTGTCACTGCAAAAGATGACGATTCTTTATATGATAATGCAAAGGGATTTTCTAACTTTGCTGCTCCTGGTGCTGATAGACTCAAAATTGATCTTACATTATCTAAGAAACTGTTAACTGATAATGATGATAAGACTTTTGTAGAACTTCTCAGATTAGATAATGGCGTAATTAAAAAAATTCAGGATAAATCCAACTATAATCTCATTAGAGATTATTTTGCAGAAAGAACTTTTGAGGAATCTGGTAATTATGCTATTGATGAGTTTGAAGTTGAAGTTAAGGAAAATTTGAATGATAGACTTGGAAATGAAGGAGTATATTTTCCTGGACAATCTACTGATGAAGGAAATACCCCTTCTGAAGACCTTATGGCAGTAACCGTCTCTGCTGGTAAGGCGTATGTCAAGGGATTTGATGTAGAAAATACTGCTACTAAAATTATTGATGTTGAAAAACCAAGAGATACTAAAACAATAACGAATGCTTTAGTTCCATTTGAAATGGGAACTCTAATTCGTGTTAATAATGTTCAAGGAACTCCATTATTTGGTGTAAACAATAATAGTAATATTGTAAGACTTCAAGGTCGTAGAAGAGGATCTTCTACAACTGCTGCTACTGGAACGGAAATTGGTCAAGCAAGAGTTTATAACTTTAGTCTTACGGATTCTGCCCAAGTAGACAAGTCCACCTCTTGGGATTTGTATCTTTTTGATGTTCAAACATACACTACTATTAGTTTGAACGAAAATACTTTGACTGCTGATATGCCCGTCAGTTCTTATATCAGAGGTGTAAATAGTGGTGCTTCTGGATATGTTCAGAGTGCTCCTGCCGGAACAACCAATATTACCTTGATGCAGACATCAGGAACCTTTATGGTTGGTGAACCTCTTTTGATTAATGAAACTACTGAAATTTCTCGTTCTATTACAAGTCTCACAACTTATACTATTGAAGATGTAAAGTCAGTTTATCAAGATTCTACAACATTAAATTCTGAACTCAAGAGAGATTTTATTGCTGATACTATTCTTGAAAGAGTAGTTCCTAATGAATTTGGTATAGCAGATACTGTTGAAATCACCACTGCTGGTGCTATGACATGCCCAGGTAAGTTCTTCAATAGTATAAAAGTAGGAGACGTTGTTAGATATCAGATCGTCGGAACCAGTGATGAAACTTTTAACAGAGTTTCTGCTATAAACACTGCTAAGACAGAGTTGACCTTAGTTGCTGAGGAAAGCATAACAAATGTATGTGATGGCGCACTTCCGGGTTCTGACTTCACTGGAACATTCACACTAGGTGTACCTTTAGTTAGAGAACGTGGTGGTTTGTTTGCACCCCTTGAAGAAGAAAATATTTCTTCTGTTGACCTTGGATCTTCTAATCTTTTAGTTTCCAGTCAGATTAGGGAACAATCCACAAATGTTGGTGGAGATCTAGTTCTCAACGTGACTGCAACTGGAATTAGTAGTTGTCTTTTTGAATCTTTTGATCAGGAAAGATATAGTATTCACTACAATGATGGTTCAATTGAACCTCTGACTAAAGATCAAGTAACTCTTAGTTCTGCAGCTCAAGTTATTACATTTACCGGACTTACTGCATCTCAATCAAGCAACGTAACAGTTAACACAACTGTTAAGAAAATTGGCATTACTAATAAGAATAAAATTCTAACTAGAAGCTCCAAAGTTGAGATTACTAAATCTGCTGCTGGTGTATCTACTTCCATATCCGCAACAACACAAAGTGATTTCTACGGAACCAGAATTCAGGATAGAGAAATTTCTCTTAATGTTCCAGATGTCACTGAAGTTGTTGCTGTATATGAGTCTCTAGGAACATCAATTCCATCTCTTGATGCACTTAGTTTTCCTGCAGGATCTTCTCTTGATACAGAATCCATTCTTGGTGAAAAAATTAGAGGTCGATCAAGTAATGCAGTTGCTCAAATTGTTACTAGATCTTCAGCAACACAAATTGAATTTGTATATTTGACGGAAAATAGGTTTGTATCTGGTGAAAATGTAATTTTTGAAGAATCTAGACTTATTCTTCCCATTCAAACTATTACTCTTGGGAATTATTCTGACGTAACCACTAGTTATATTCTTGATAAAGGTATTAAAGAACAGTTCTATGATTACTCAAGAATTGTTCGCAAAGAAAACAATTCTTATGTTCCTTCAAGAAAACTGCTGATTATTTACAACCATTATACAGTTCCGTCTAATGATAATGGTGATGTCTATACAGTTAACTCTTATGATGCTGAAAGATTTAAAGATGATATCCCCACAGCAGGAGATTTGAGAGCATCAGATGTTTTAGATTTTAGACCAAGAGTTGCTAATTTTACTTCTACATCACTTTCACCCTTTGATTATACTGCAAGAACTTTTGCCACAACTGGCACTAATCCCACTTTGCTGGTTACACCAAATGAAAGTTCTTTGATTGGATATAGTTACTATCTTCCAAGAATTGATAAAGTTGTTTTCAGTGCACAAGGTGATATTTCCGTAATCAAAGGAACTAGTTCTGAAGATCCTAAAGAACCACAAATTTCCTCAGATATGATGGAAATTGGTACTATTGAACTACCAGCATATCTTTACAATACTTCTGACGCAGTGTTGACTTTGGTTGACAACAGAAGATACACGATGAGAGATATTGGAAAGATTGAAGATAGAGTTGAGAATTTAGAAACTCTTACTTCACTCTCTCTTCTTGAACTTGATACTAGAACTCTTCAGGTTAGAGATGCTGATGGTCTTGATAGATTCAAGTCAGGCTTCTTTGTTGATGATTTTGCTGATAATCAAAGAATGGGATCTGATTCTGAGGCAGGCATCCAAAATAATGAGTTGAAAACTCCTGTTGATTATTTCTCTTTGAAACCAGAGGTTGCTGCAGCAAATGTTGTTGATGACCAGTTTGACTTAGATTTTGATCTCCTTGATCCAAACGTTCAAAAAACAGGTGACCTCATAACACTTAAATATAGTGATAAATCTTGGATTAGGCAACCTCTTGCTTCTAGAGTTGAGAATGTAAACCCATTCAATATGGTTGAATTTAGAGGTAGAGTTGTAATCTCTCCTTCCCAAGATAGTTGGACTAGAACAATTATTGTTGATGGTGGAACAACCTTCAGAAGAGTTGCTGACCCACATCGTGCAGGTCCAGGGGGTCGTGCTGTTAGAGAAACTTCATTTAATATTACTCAGACATCTTCAGAAGCAGATACTCACATTAGATCTAGAAATGTGGCATTTGTTGGTAATGGTTTGAGGCCACTTGCTAGACATTATCACTTTTTTGATAGTAGTAGTGATTTGGACATTATTCCAAAACTAATTGAAGTCTCAATGACTTCTGGTGTGTTTAGCAATGGAGAAACAGTCAAAGGATTTGTTGGATCTAGACAACTCTTCTCTGTAAGAATTTGTCAACCAAATCATAAGAGAGGTCCTATTACAAATCCAACCGATACTTTTACTCTGAATCCATATAATAGAAGCGTCACTCTTCCATCAGTTTATTCTGCATCCTCAACAGTATTGAACATTGATATCAATTCTTTGATGGAAGATGTGCTCGGTAAGTTCAATGGACGTATCGTAAAAGATATGGTTCTTCTTGGTGAAACCAGTGGAGCACAAGCAAAAGTATCTGATATAAGACTGATCACAGATACGTTTGGTGATGTGTTTGGATCATTCTTCTTCAGAAATCCACTTGCATCTCCACCACCTGCTGTCAGATTTACGACAGGCAGAAAAACATTCAAACTCACCTCTAGTTCTACTAATGCAGAACCATTACCTGGTAGTTTGAGAATAAGTAGTGGTGAGGGTTCATACACTACTAGTGGAATTGTTGAAACATTCCGTAGAACGACTAATATCGTTGAATTCTACGATCCTCTGGCACAATCATTCACAGTTGATGAAACCGGAGCATTCTTGACTAAACTTGATGTTTATTTTGCTTCTAAAGATGAAAATGAGAAGATTAGATGTGAACTGAGAACTGTTGAGTTGGGAACACCAACTGCAGAACTTGTAACTGAGTATTCTCAGGTTACTCTTGAACCAAAAGATATTCAAACCTCCACAGACGCATCCGTCGCAACCACAATTACTTTCCCATCACCAGTTTATCTGGAACCAGATCGTGAGTATTGTTTCGTTCTTCTTGCTCCATCTTCAGTTGATTATGAAGTTTGGATAGCAAGGATGGGTGAAAGGACGGTTAATGCTGCTACGCTTCCTGATGCTGAGAGTGTTATCGTTACAAAACAGTATGTTGGAGGAAGTTTGTTCAAGTCCCAGAACGGAACGATTTGGACAGCAAGTCAATTTGAAGACATGAAGTTTGATCTGTA